ATTAACTTCATTACATTATCATTCGTAGCAACAAGAACCGGCGTCAGTTTTGACGAAGTAGCAGGTTAAGGTAGAGGAGAAATAAAATGGCAAACATTAACGACTTCAAAGCTAAACTTGCTGGCGGTGGCGCTAGAAGTAACCAGTTTAAGGTAACAATGCCTTTTCCAGGTTACGCTCAAGTTGGTGGCGAAATAGAAGACTTAGCATTTTTATGCAGAGCAACAACTATTCCAGCAATGAATGTTGGTGTGGTAGAAGTACCATTTAGAGGAAGAAAAATCTACATTGGCGGAGATAGAACATTTGATACATGGTCAATAACAGTATTAAATGATACTAACTTTAAAATAAGAAACGCAATGGAGAGATGGCAAAATGGTATCAACAATATGTCAGATAACGAAGGATTAACAAATCCAGTAGATTATCAAGTGGACTGTTTTGTTGACCACCTTGACAGAAACGGAAATACAATTAAATCTTATACTTTAAGAGGTTTATTTCCAGTTGGTATAGGTGCAATTGATTTGAACTATGACGAACAAGCTGCTGTAGAAGAATTTACAGTAGAGTTTCGTTATCAATACTTTGAAAGTAATACAACTACTTAATTTAAGTAGATAAATATTACTGAATAAAAAAAGGAAAATATAATGGCTGAACTATTTGGATTTTCTATAACACGACTCAAAAAACAGTCGGATCCAAAACAAAGCTTTACAGTAGCACCAGCGGACGATGGTACACAAACTATCGCCGCTGGCGGCTATTTTGGCCAGTATCTTGATATGGAAGGTACTGCTAAAACTGAAGCAGATTTAATCCGAAGATATAGAGAAATAGCATTACATCCTGAATGTGATTTGGCAGTAGAAGATATTGTCAATGAAGCAATTGTGGCTAATGAAAATAAAGAGGCTGTAAGAGTAAATGTTGAAAATTTACCTTATGGTAAAGATGTTCGTAGAAAAATTGAAGATGAATTTAAAGAAGTGTTACGACTTATGCAGTTTAACACAAAAGGGCATGACATCTTTAGAAGATGGTATGTAGATGGTAGAATATTTTATCAAAAAATAATTGATAGAAACTCTACCACAAAAGGTATTACAGAGTTAAAATATCTTGACCCTAGAAAAATTAAAAGAATTAGAGAAGTAAGAAAGAAAAGACCTGAAGGAGTTACAGGTCCTAATATGCTTTCAGTAGTTGATGAGTTTGTTGAATATTACCTATTCAATGAAAAAGGCGTTATCAACTCTACATCTGGTGGTATTAAAATTGCACCAGATACTATTGCTTATTGTCCATCAGGATTAGTAGACCAAACTAAAAATATGGTCTTATCTTATATGCACAAGGCAATTAAGCCTGTCAATCAATTAAGAATGATTGAAGACGCAACTGTTATTTACAGAATTGCTAGGGCACCAGAAAGAAGAATATTTAAGATTGATGTAGGTAACTTACCAAAACAAAAAGCAGAACAATATTTGCGAGATGTTATGGCAAGATACAGAAACAAACTTGTCTATGACGCCTCAACAGGAGAAATCAGAGATGACAGAAATTATATGTCAATGTTGGAAGATTTTTGGTTACCGTCCAGAGAGGGTGGAAGGGGTACTGATATTAGCACTTTGCCTGGCGGTCAGAATCTAGGAGAAATATCAGATATAGAATACTTTAGAAGTAAACTATATCGAAGTTTAAATGTACCAGTTAGTAGATTAGAGTCTAACTCTGGTTTTAATCTAGGTAGAGCTAGTGAGATTACTAGAGATGAACTTAAATTTACTAAATTTGTACAAAGATTAAGAAAGAAATTTACAGAATTGTTTAATGATATTTTAAGAACACAATTAATTCTTAAAGGTATTATAAACGAAGAAGATTGGCAATCAGTAAGAGATAGTATAACATACGACTTCTTACAAGATGGTCACTTTGCTGAACTAAAAAACACCGAGCTAATGAGAGAGCGACTACAATTGGCAAATGAAATGCGTGATTACATTGGTAAGTTTTATTCAGTTGATTATGTGAGAAAAAACATCTTGAAACAAAACGCAAGAGAGATTGAAGAAATTGATAATCAAATCAAGAAAGAAATTGATAATGGTATCATATCTGCTCCAACGAGTGATGTTTCAGATACAATATAGGAGATAAAAAATGTCAGAAAATGTAAAGAATTTTATAGACAATTTAGAAGCCGGCAAAAACGCAGACGCTGGTGAAGCATTTAAAAGTGCATTAAGAGATAAAATGGGAGACGCTTTAGACGCTAGACGACAAGAATTAGCGGCGAGTCTTTTTAATCAAAAGGCACCAGAAGCAGAACCTATTAGCGACCCGAAACCTGAAGTTGCTGATGTAGGTACTTTTACACAAGATGGTCAAGTACAAACTACAGCACAACAACAAAATGACGGTCAGGCAGAAATAGATTTAACTCAGCCAGAGGCTCCAGAAGCAAATGCCGAAACTGAAGTTAAGTAATATTGTTGAAAGAGATTTATATATCGACTCGGATTCTTTTAAGTCTTTGAGTCCTAAAATGAAGGACGCAGTAAAAGAAATCTTTGAAAGTATCAAAGATAATACAGACGATATAATTAATACTTTTGAAGGTGCCGTAGATAAGGTAGCCGAAAAATATAATATTAATACTAAATTTTTTAATGATTATTTTGATAGAGAAATAGAAGAGCAATTAGGAGAATAAAAATGGCAAATACTGTAATAGTTAAGGGAGAATTTATAAACAACCCTAGTGCTAATAACATTGGTCTTGCTCATTTTGTTCATTGTGTAGCTACGGCTGCCACACAAACAGTTATAGTAAAAGACAGCGGAGGAAATACTTTAGGTAACATTTATCTACACGCAGCTGGCGATTCTATTATAATTGAAAAAGGCACGACTGATACTATCACAATAGCAGATGGTCATGCTAGTGCTGTTGGTTCACCAAGAAGTTAGTATATTATGACTATAACAACTACAAAGTTGGTTGATAATAATAATAAAATTATTGTAAACTCAAACGGCATTGGTGGCGAGTTTCAACAAAAACTAGTAGATGTAGTTAGTAGTAATAATGCAAGTAGTGAACCTAAAGTTTCTATTGCAAATATGCAGTATGAAATATTAGGCGACGGTAAATTAACAGTTTACTTTAAAAATGACACTACAAAAAAAGTAGAAATATCTGGTAGAGGTAATTGGGGTTTAAAACCAGATGAAAAAAAAGTAGAAGACCCTATTGGTGATGTATTTTTAAATAGTGATGATACTGTTAAAAAATATAATCTGGTAATAGAAACACATAAAGAAGCGGGATACAAATAATGGCAGATGTAGTAACAACACAAACAATAGCAGATACTTCAGGTGTAAAATTTACAGCTAAATTAACTAATTTATCTGACGGAACTGGTGAAACTTTAGTAAAAAAAGTTGACGCCTCTGAACTAACTTTTATGACCGAAGATGGTAATAGAAAGATTAGTAAAGTTTGGTATACAGTTAATACTGCTAACGGTAAATCAGCTGTAGAGTTATTGTGGGACGGTGCTACAAATGCTACAGCATTATTACTATCGGGAAATGGTCACATAGATTTAAGACCAAGTGGTAATGAGATACCAAATAATGCAACAACACCTACAGGAGATGTACTATTATCAACTAAAAACTTTGCAGACGGTGACAATTACACAATAATTGTAGAGTTTAGGTAAAAAACCTTATAAATAGTTAGTACAAAGAGAGAACAAATGAAGCTAATATCGGAAGAAATTCAAAACGCAGAGTATCTTGTAGAAGATAACGGCGGTAAAAAATCTTATAAAATTAAAGGTATCTTTCTTCAATCAGATTTGAAGAATAGAAATGGAAGAGTTTATCCAAAAGAAGTTTTGGAAAATGAAGTGGCGAGATACAATAGAGAATTCATCAATAAGAAAAGAGCCTTTGGCGAACTAGGTCATCCAGACGGACCTACTGTTAATTTAGAAAGAGTATCACATATGATTACTAAATTAACGCCAGATGGTAAGAACTTTATAGGTGAGGCAAAGATTATGGATACACCATATGGTAAGATTGTAAAAGGTCTTATAGATGAAGGCGCTCAATTAGGCGTATCTTCAAGAGGTATGGGCTCTATAATTCAGCGAAACGGTGCAAACTATGTAAAAGACGATTTTTACCTTGCAACCGCAGCTGATATAGTCGCAGACCCTAGCGCTCCAGACGCTTTCGTAGAAGGCATTATGGAAAGCAAAGAATGGGTTTGGGAAAACGGAAAACTCGTTGAAAGGGATATTGAAGCCTGGAAACGACAAATTAGAGAAGCGAAACAAAGAAAATTAGACGAAGTGAAGTTAAAAGTCTTTGAATCGTTTCTTGGAAAACTTTAGTTTTATAAATATCATTAGTACGAAAAACAAAGGTTTTTTAATTAATTAAAAAAAAGAGGAGATTTCTCAAATGGCCGAAACAGAAACAAAGATTGAGGCGTTGGAAAAAGAAGTGAATGAGGCTAGTGCTAACCCACAAGCTGACGCTCCGAAAAAGAATGCTGTAGCGGCTGAACCTACTCACCTTAGCAATGAGGCGGAAGATTTAGGGTCAGCGGTAACAAAACCTACAGACTCTAATCCAGACGCAACAAAAAAAGTTAAGCCAGTTTCAGGCGACGCTCAACAAAAAAATGCTGGTGCTGCTGACGCAATGCCAAAATTAAAAGAAGAGCAAGACGAAACTGTTGAAGAAGGTTCTGAGGAAATCAAAGAAGCGTCTAAAGACGAAAAAGAAGATAAAGAAGAAATGATGTCTATGAAAGCCATGAAGATGAAAAAAGCTGAAATGGAACCAAAAGACAAAGAAGAAATGATGATGAAAAAAGCTTCTTATAAAAAAGAAGAAACTGAAGCAGAAGACGAAAAGATTGATGTAACTGCTGATGTTGACGCTTTAGTCAAAGACGAAGATTTGTCCGAAGAATTTAAATCAAAAGCTGCTACTATTTTCGAAGCCGCTGTTAACTCAAAAGTTAAAGAAGCGAAGAAAAAAATGATGGCAGGTTACGAAGAAAAATTAAAAGAAGAATCAGAAAAAGCTAAAGGCGAACTCGTAGAAAAAGTTGACTCATACCTAGCATATGTTGTGGAAGAGTGGATGAAAGAAAACGAATTGGCTTTAGAAAGAGGAATCAAAGGCGAAATCGCTGAAGATTTTATTTCTGGTTTGAAAAAACTATTTGAAGAACATTATATTTCAGTCCCAGACGAAAAATATGATGTACTAGAAGACCAAGCTTCAAAGATTGAATCGTTAGAAAAGAAACTTAACGAAGAAATCGAAAAGAATGTTGAACTAAACAAAGAAAATTCTGAATCAAAAAGAGCTTCAATCGTTGCAGAAATGGGCGAAGACTTAGCAGAAACTTCTAAGGAGAAATTCAACAAACTCGCTGAAGAGGTTGAATATAAAAATGAGGAAGATTTCAAAGCAAAAGTAGCTACTATTAAAGAAAGTTATTTTGGCGCTAAGAAAGAAGCTTCATCTGACATTGATGATGTAGCGGTTGGTGAATCAACTGAAAATGTAGATTTATCAAAAAGCATGGCTGCTTATACCGCCGCTATTACTAAAACAAAAGACATTAAGTTGTCAAAATAAATCTAATAGAGGAGAGATAGAGATATGTACTTATCTGAAACCCACGAAAAAAAATGGCAGCCAGTCCTAGAACACGCAGATTTACCAAAAATCGGTGATTCTTACAGACGAGCTGTTACTGCTACTATTCTTGAAAACCAAGAAAGAGCAATGAAAGAGGACGCTGCTTTCTTAAACGAAGCTGCTCCAACAAACGCAACGGGTGCTAACATTTCTAATTGGGATCCAATTCTTATTTCTTTAGTAAGAAGAGCAATGCCTAATCTTATCGCTTACGATATTGCCGGTGTACAACCTATGACAGGTCCAACTGGTCTTATCTTCGCAATGAGAAGTAGATTTGACGCACAAGACGGAACAGAGGCTTTATTTGATGAAGCTGATACAGATTTTTCTGGCAGAAACAAAGCTGGTTCATCTGTTGATGGTTTCTCATCTACAGCACATTCAGGAACAAATCCTGAGGTTCTTAACGACACTCCTGCTGGTACTTACACAACTGGTACTGGTATGACTACAGCTGCTGCTGAAGCATTAGGTGACGCAAGTGGTAATTCATTTGCTGAAATGGCATTCTCAATTGAGAAATCAACTGTTACTGCTAAATCAAGAGCACTTAAAGCTGAATACACTATGGAACTTGCACAAGACTTAAAAGCAATCCATGGTTTAGACGCAGAAACAGAATTAGCAAACATTTTGTCTGCTGAAATTCTTGCTGAAATAAACAGAGAAGTTGTAAGAACAATTTACACAAACGCAGAAAAAGGTTCACCAGCTGGTCATGTAACTAACGCTGGTATCTTTGACCTTGACACAGACTCAAACGGTAGATGGTCTGTTGAGAGATTCAAAGGCTTAATGTTTAATCTTGAAAGAGATGCAAACAGAATAGCACAAAGAACTCGTAGAGGTAAAGGTAATATTATTATTACTTCTGCTGATGTAGCTTCTGCTTTACAAATGGCAGGTGTATTAGACTATACTCCAGCTCTTAACAACAATCTAAATGTTGATGACACAGGTAATACTTTTGCAGGTGTTCTTAACGGTAGATTTAAAGTGTACATTGACCCATATAGTGCAAACTCAGCGTCAGCACACTACTATGTAGTAGGCTACAAAGGTACTTCACCTTATGACGCAGGTATGTTCTATTGCCCATATGTACCACTACAAATGGTAAGAGCAGTTGGTCAAGATACTTTCCAACCGAAAATCGGCTTTAAAACTAGATACGGCTTACAAGCAAACCCATTTGCTGAAGCTGGAACTGGTGACGCAGCTGTTATTAACGGTGCTGGTTCTGCTAACGCTAACAGATACTACCAAAGAGTTCAAGTTGCGAACTTAATGTAATATCTGTTCATACAGAAAACGAAAAAAGGGGGCTTCGGTCCCCTTTTTTTTTGGTCTCCTTCCAGGATGGATAAATAGTATTATGACAACAGTTAATAGTTTTTCAAGGCAACCTACTAGTTTGGACTATGCAAGTCCAACGCAGTTTAAGTTTCAGATAACTAAACTGCCTAAAGTAGAATATTTTTGTACATCTGTTAATTTACCAGCCTTAGCGCTTAGTGAAGTTAGACAACCTACACCTTTTGTAGATGTACCTTTACCAGGTACAACACTTACATATTCGCCTCTAAATATGACATTTTTGGTAGACGAAAATTTAGAGAACTTTCAAGAAATACATGGATGGTTAAGAGGTCTAGGTTTTCCAGAAAGTTATACAGAGTATGCTGATGGTTTGGCTGCTGGTTCAGATAGAGCACCATCAAGTGGCGGTGCAGTATCAAGTGAACCAGGTAAAGTAAAATTTGGTGCGCCTAGTCAGGCTGCTTTCTTTTCAGACGCAACACTTGTAATTTTAACAAGTAAAAACAACCCTATCAAAGAGGTTAGATTTAGAGATGTATATCCAACAAATATTGGTGAATTGCAGTATGACCAACAAGCTGGTGATGTGCAATATCTAACGGCAAGTGTAACTTTTAATTACAGAGGTTACGATTTTGCTAATGTTGGCGCTTCGTCAACAACTGTTACAACTTCATAATAAACCTTTACTTTTTTTGGTTTTTATGTTATAATGAGATGAAATATTAATAATGGAAAAATTATGGATTTAGAAACATTACAAGAACAGGTCGACAAAGACCTAAAAATAAACGATACTGAACTCGATTTAGAATCCCTTAAAACTCCTCAATTACATAACAAGTATATGAAACATTATACAAAGTTTAAATTGATGTTAGCAAAAGCAGAAACAGATTATAGTCAATTAAAAAGGACTAAATGGGAGTATTATACAGGTAAAGCTGACGCTTCAGTATATGCAGAAAAACCATTTGATTTAAAAGTATTAAGGACAGATGTTGACAAATATATTGAATCAGATGATGAATTAATTAAAGCAAAACAGAAAAAAGAATATCTAACAACTGTTGTTGATTACCTAGATAAAACAATCAGACAAATATCGAATAGAGGATTTACTATAAAAAATGCCATTGATTGGCGTAAGTTTACTAGTGGAGCTATTTAATGTTATATCATATTAATCAATCAATTTTACCTAGCACCTTTTGTGATGAAGTAATTAAAGAGGGTGAAGAAAAAAATATTAGTAAAGCAAAGATACAAGAAGGCAACAATGCAAATAGAAGCTCAGATGTATCATGGCTAGATAAAGATAAAATAGGTAAATCATTGACTAATTTAATTATGATTGCAAATAAAGAAAGTGGTTGGAATTATTCATTAAAAGAATTTGAACCTTTACAATATACTATTTACAAAAAGGGTGATTTTTATGATTGGCATATTGATAGTCATGCAAAATCATATGATAATGGTATGATAAGAAAATTAAGTTTTACTTTATGTTTAAATGAAGATTATGAAGGCGGAAATTTTAGTGTAAGTAGTCCACACCCTATAAGTGAAAAAACAAAAATAGAAACTATTGATAAACCTAAAAAAGGAACAATGATAGTTTTTCCTAGTTATACTTGGCACAAGGTTGATAAAGTAACAAGTGGTATTAGAAAAACTTTAGTAGGTTGGGTTGTGGGCAAAGAATGGTCTTAACAAAATACATTGTATTAGAAAAGAAAAACGAAGTATATCTAACGATAGACGCTGAAGATGGTATCCGTAGAGATATAGGAGAATACTTTACATTTGAGGTGCCTGGTTTTAAATTTATGCCACAATACCGTAATAGAGTATGGGACGGTAAAATAAGATTATATAACTATGCGTCAAAAACAATATACGCCGGTCTTTATCCTTATATTAATAAATGGTGTAAAGACAATAATATTCAAGTAGTAGATGGCACAAAAATAAAAGATGTAACAGTAGATGAACAGGCCGTTGAGGGTTTTATCAAGGCACTAAAGATACCATTTGCTGTTAGAGATTATCAAAAGGAGGCATTTATTCATGCGATTAAAAAATCTAGGTCTTTATTATTATCACCCACAGCTAGTGGAAAATCTCTTATTGTCTATCTTATTGCTAGGTTTAACCTGCTTAGGTTAAGAAGCAAGAAGAATAATAAGATACTAATAATAGTACCTACAACATCATTAGTAGAACAGTTAACAAAAGATTTTAAAGACTACGGTTGGGATAGTGAAAAAAATGTACATAAGATATATCAAGGCCATGAAAAAGATACAGATAAGAGAGTTATAATTTCTACATGGCAGTCAATTTATAATCTACCTAAAAAATGGTTTAAACAATTTGGTACAATAGTTGGTGATGAGGCACACTTATTTAAGGCAATGTCATTAACAAAAATTATGACAAAATTAGAAGATTGTAAGTATCGTTATGGTCTTACAGGTACTTTAGATGGTACTAAAACACATAAACTTGTATTAGAGGGTTTGTTTGGTACTGTAAATAAAGTAATATCAACAGCTGAGTTGCAAGATAAAAAACAACTTGCTGACTTGAAAATTTACGCTTTGATATTAGGTTATGATAATGGTAGTAGGCAGTTTGTAAATGGTCTAAACTATCAAGAAGAAATGGACTTTTTAGTATCACATGAAAAAAGAAATAAATTTATTGTAAATTTGGCGTCTAAATTACAAGGCAATACTTTGTGTTTATTTCAATATGTAGAAAAACACGGTAAAAATTTACATCAACAAATAAAGGAAAAAGCAGATGACAAACAAGTATTCTATGTTTACGGAGGAGTTGAAACCGAAGATAGAGAAACAATTAGAGAAGTTACCGAAAAGTCAGACAATGCTATCATTGTTGCTTCCTTCGGGACTTTCAGCACAGGCATTAATATACGGAATTTGCATAACATTATTTTTGCTAGTCCTTCTAAATCTCGCATAAGAAATTTACAATCAATTGGTCGTGGTTTAAGACTAAAAGACAACAAATCAAAAGCTACTTTATATGATATTGCAGATGATTTAACATATAAAGACAAAGAAAATTACACTCTAGCCCATTTTAGAGAAAGGATAAATATTTACAATGAAGAAGAATTTGATTATGAAATCCATAATGTGGACTTAACAAATGGAAAACATAAAGATAATTAAGTTAGAAAACGGAGATGATATTGTTTGTTCGTTCCCGAATGAACAGTTACCCGAATCACACGCATTATTAAGGATTACAAAACCCTTACAAATAAAATATATTCCACAACTAACACCTCAAGGATTTAGAGATTATGTGGCTATGGTAAAATGGGCGGCCTATACTAGCGACGCTGTTATTACCATACCAAAAACAAAAATTATGACTATAACAAATGCAACAAATGAAATGGCAAAATCATATGGTCAAGTAATTAAAAATTATGATGTAATAGATAAAGTGCCAGAAAAAGCACAAGGACTTGAATTTAAAAGAGAAAGATTGAGCGACAAACAGAATGAAGAAATTAATGAAATCTTTGATGAGTTTAAAGACGAAGACCCAACAATCCATTAATAATAAATTTGGTATAGGAGCTTTCCTCAACGGCGGACACCGTCCATTATATCCATTTTTTGGCAAGAGTCAAGCGTGGATGAAATACAACCCAACATTGACAAACAAGGAGTTTTAGTGTATTATGGTGACCATGAATAAAAAAACAAAAACACAAAAAGAACACTATGTCAATAACAAGGAGTTTCTAGCTGCCATGATTGAATATAAGAAAGCAATCAAACAGGCAGAAAAGAAAAAACTAGAAAGGCCACCTGTTACTGATTACATAGGTAGTTGTTTTTTAAAGATAGCGAATCATCTATCATATAGACCTAATTTTATAAATTATACATTTAGAGATGATACCT